TACCAAACAAAGTCTTGCCCGGTTTTAGTGCTGCGCTATACGCACAGCCAACCGCTACGCCAACTCCTTTGACTACTGCACAGTTGTCTTTGGTTGCCTCGGTTTCTCCCATTGCTGTTGTGGGCAATTTGCTTCCTGTTGAAGCAATTCCCGCTTTTGGCATGGATGACGCTGTGGCAAGTTTCAGCGTTGCCGGTTCTCGTCAATCGGACAAAATCCCTGTGCAAGCAGCGCCCACCAGCTTGACCATTACGGCAGCATGGAACCCTTCCGACACAAACTTGCTGTTGATGAGGGCAGATGCCTATTCTGGCGTGATTGATCGCACTTTCGTGGTTTCTGCCACCGAAGGCGCAAACATTGTGTACTACGCATTCAACGGGCGTGTTGGTCAATTCCAAATTGATTCTCAACCCGGCGCTGAAGCAAAATGCACCTTTACGATTCACCCCCGTGGCAACCAATACGGTTGGTCCAACAACGTCTAAGGAGTTGACATGGCGATCCCAACAAAAGTTCTTCCCGGTTTTAGCACCTCGCTGTGGATGCAATCGGCTGCAACTCCAACTCCATTGACCACTGCTAACTTGTCCGTTTGGCTGGCTCAAGTCACAACCATTGTTGGCACTTCTGCAAACGGTACTGGCGCTGCTGGTGTTGCTGTTCCTGTTGAAGCAATCCCTGCTTTCGGCATGGACGATGCGGTGGCAAGTTTCGGTGTTGCTGGCTCTCGTCAAAGCGACAAGATTCCAGTTCAAGCGGCTCCAACAAGTTTGACCATTACGGCTGCTTGGAACCCTTCCGATTCGGCTTTGCTGCAAATCCGTTCTGACGCTTATTCTGGCACTGTAGACCGCACATTTGTTGTGGCTGCTGTGGATGGCACAAACACTGTTGCTTACGCCTTCAACGGGCGTGTAGGCCAGTTCCAGATTGATGCTCAACCCGGTGCTGAAGCAAAATGCACTTTCACTGTTCATCCGCGAGGCAACCAGTACGGCTGGTCGAACAACTGATGAAAGTCACTGACGCAATTGAAACGATTGTGACCAGCTACGGGGACATTGATCTTGTCGCCCGTGGCATGGTGGTGGACGCTGCTGAACTTGCAAAAGCCACAGCCAAACCAGACACTGCTCAAGCTATTGCTTTGGCACTGCTTAGAAAATACAACGTAACTGCCCCTGTGGTGGTTATTGAGGAAGTTGCACAAGACACAACAGAGTAAAAAACATGATAGTAAAAGACAGCAACGACCTTCTAAATTTTCTTGTAGCCCAATCCGATTCATCCAAAAATTGGTTTGGGTTTACTCAACAGCGCATCACAGCAATTGCTCTTGCCCATGATATTGCGCGGAATCACGCAGACAAGCTAACGCCACTTGAGGCGGTAGATTATGCAATCAACTTGAACGAGTTGATTTATCACAAGATCATCAAAACCACACGACCATGACAAGACTATCTTCAGCCTTTGGCGAAACAACCAACCTCCGCACCAAGACGTTTGAACTTGCTGGTCACGAATTTAAAGTTCGTGTTCCGCTGTCCAAAGAACTTGATGACATGCAAGACCGCATCAATAAAGTTGATGCCACTGAATTCAAAATCCGTTTTGACAAAATGACTTCAACTTTCCGAAATGTCTCGGATGTTGAAGGTGTTGTTGTCACTGACGATGATGTGATTGTTGAAGGGCGCTCCACCAAGGAATTGGTTCAAACCATTTTGCAAATGGAAAACCGAGTGGTGGAGTACATCAAGTTGTTGGTTCCTGTGAATGGAACACTTGATGACATCACATACGAAGACATTGAAGCTGAATGGCCCACGGCTGTTCAACTTGAAATCCTTGCAAGAATTTCTGAGTCAATTCAGCCGGGATATAAGGATTCTCGAAAAAACTAATTCAGGACATTCACCTACAAGCCCGAGCGTATGTGTACGCTCATGGTGGGTGTCCAGATGATGTTCCTGTGGACGACATGCGGAATATCGAGATTATGCTGTCTGATGGCATGATGGGAAACAAAGCGCTGCTGCTTGCGCTAAGTTCCTTGACCACAGGCAATTTAAACTCGAAAATACAGAAGACGACAAGACCGTTTACGATGAAAGACGTTCTTCCATCAACGCACGATTACATTATCCCGCCACTGACAAAGGAACAACAGCAAGAGCAAGCCAGCAAGCAATTGATGGCATTCTTGGCTACAAGACCGGGTTCGGAGGCTTACCTGAAAGAGTAGCATGGCTTATGTTCCCGAAAGCAAATCGGTCAAGCTGGAAGGGTTTGTCGAATTTGAGCAACAGCTAAAGCAAATGGCTGAAGGCTTTAGGGGGGATTTGATTGCAAGAAACACTCTTGTCCCCGCTGCAAAAACATCAATGCAATCTGTCTTAAATTCCGCACAAAATCGCGCTCCAGTTGGAGACAAGCCTAGAGACAGTAAAAATCCGATACACATGAGAGACACTATTCGTTTGGATGCTCGTATACCTAGCGAGAAAGACAAACGAAGTGACTATGTAAATGAAACGGATGCAGCAATTGCCGTTGTGTCGGTCAAAAAAAGTGCTGTTTCATTGGCAAATGAATTTGGCACATCAAAAATGGCAGCGCAACCATTTCTCCGTATTGCGCTTCAAGAAAACGTCAATAACGTATTGACTCAATTAAAATCTGCCTTGGCTGTTGGCATAACTGATTACGCCAAAAAACTTGAACGTAGGAGAAAATAATGGCTTCACAGAATATTGCTCGACTTGGTGTTGTCCTTGGTTTAGACACAGCAGAATTTACTGCGTCTATTGACAAAGCCATTTCCGAGAACGCAAAGCTGAAAAACGCCATTCGCAGGGATACCAACGCTGCTGCTGGAGAATTGAAAGCGCTAATTCATGCCACAGAAGATTATGGCAAGGCTCTTACAAAAGTTCAGTTGATACAGCGTGAAACGACATCTGGTCGTTTTATGAATGCCACTGACGACATGAAGAAAAAGCTGCTGGACCAAGCTGCTGCTTATGACAAAGTTGCCAATGTTGCAAAAAGTGCTGCTGATGCCGCATCTAAATTGGCGGCACAGCAAAACCTTATTCAAAGAGATAGCAATACTGGTCTTGCAGACATTACAGCCCTTAGAAATGCAACTGAAGACTATGGCAGAACACTCACTAAGGTTGAGTTAATTCAGAGAGATATTTCTTCTGGCAAATATGCAAATGCTACAAACGAAATTAAAAACCAACTGTTGCAGCAAGCTGCTGCTTACGACAAAGTTGCTCTTGCAGCAAAAAATGCTGCTGACAGTCAACATCAATTAAATGAGCAGCAAAATGCTATTCGTAGAGATAGCAATGCTGCCGCTGGTGAGATTACAAGACTTCAAAACGCCACAAAAGATTATGGCAAAACTCTTACAACGGTAGAGTTGACGCAGCGTGAAATTGCTTCTGGTCGTTTTATGAACGCGACAAAGCAACAAAAAGATCAGTTGTTGTTGAACGCTGCTGCTTACGACAAGGTTGCGACATCAACAAAGAACGCTACCAACGCTCAGTTCAAAATGAACGAGCAACAAAAGATTCAGTTGACGTATCAAACGACTGACTTGTTTACGCAGATCGCATCAGGTCAAAGCCCGTTCATTGCCATCATCCAACAAGGCGGTCAGTTGAAGGATGCAATGGGCGGCGTTGGCAATATGTTTAAGTCCATTGGCACATTATTCACGCCATTTTCTGTTGGACTTGGAACTGTTGCAGTGGCTGTTGGTTCGGTCAGCTATGCCCTATACAAAGCAATTGACGATCTTGACAAGTTCAAGGACGCAATGACATTGACCGGTGGATTTGCTGGTGTAACTTATGACAAATTGCTGAACCTTGGCAATGTCTTGTCAAACAAAACAAACGCATCAATTGGAGATGCCCGAGATTTGATGCAGCAGTTGGCGGCATCAGGCAAATTCACATCCACCTCAATGGAGGCTGTTGGTGAGGTCGTGCTGCGCTTTGCCAAGATTGCTGGCGTAGATGCCACAAAAGCCGCTGAAACACTTATTCCTTTGCTTGATGGGACAGCAAGTTCTGCAAAGCAATTGAACGACAAGTATCATTTCTTAACGCTTGAGCAATATAAAAACATTGAGGCTCTTGAGAAGCAGGGCAGATTGCAAGAGGCTGCAAAGCTGCAAGCAACATTGCTCAACGAGAGTTTGAAATCAACGCAACGCGAACTTGGCAATTTGGAAAAGGCTTGGCAAGGCGTTGCTAATTTTGCATCTTCTGCGTGGGACGCAATGATGGGTTGGGGTCGTGAAAGCGGAACTGACCGAGCCATCGAACTTGAAAAGAAAATCAATGAGATTACTGATGAAATTTCTAAGAGGCAAGCAAAGGGCTTAAAGACAGGCTCTCAAGAAGCTGCGCTTGCCTCGTTCAGAACCGAGTTAAACGCTATTGTCAGCAAAGAAATGGCTGCGCTTGATGCGGCTGAAGCAAGAACCAAAAAGGCAGAAGAAGAACAAAGAAAAATTAAAGCCTATTCTGGCGCTGGTGGCATTGGCAAGCAGATAGAAATTGAATCTGCAATTGCCAAAGCGATTGCCAACAACGAGTTTCTTATTGCCGTTGAAGGCGCAAACGAAATACAAAAAATTGAACTGGAAGCGGCCAAAGAACTTGAGGAAAAGCGCCTTGAGTTCAGCAAGAGGTCTGCTGAAGAAAAACGTGCTTTTGGTGGGCTGCTGGCAAGACAGTTGGACGCTGAGATTTACACAATAGAGTTGAAGCGTGACGAAAAAATCAGAAGCATCCGCGACAAAAATCGGCTCTCAGAGTACGAAGAATATCTCCGCACACAAAAAGAAATTACTGATGCCGAAGTTGCGGAGTCAAACAGGCTTGCAACTATCAGAACAGCCAACCAATCCAAGACGCGAGAGATGGAATATCAAAAAGAGTCTTTGGATTTAAAGTATCAAATGATTTACGCCACTGAAAAAGAGCAAAAACTTGCTCAGATTTCTTTGGAGTATGCGAGAAAACGCAAAGAGGTTGAGGAGGGTCCAGACAAGCAATTTAATCTTGACCAGATTGATCGTCAAGAACAAATGGCAAACTTGTTTGTGACAATAGAAGACTCTATGAAGCGCACTCAACAAGTGTTTGATTCGGTGTGGGGCAACCTTGGTTCTGCCATTGACAAGTTCGTCCAAACCGGCAAGTTCAAAATGAAGGACTTTGCTGCAAGTGTCATTAGGGACTTGATTGCAATTGAAATGAAGGCGCAAGCCATGACGTTGCTGCGAATGTTGTTTAGTTCATTTTTTCCAACACCAATGACCATGACGCAATCGCAATTTGTATCAGCTAGCGGCGGCAGAATGTTTGCCAATGGTGGCGACCCACCAGTAGGCAAGGCAAGCATTGTTGGAGAGCGTGGGCCTGAGTTGTTCGTTCCTCGCACTGCTGGAACAATCATCCCCAACCATGCTTTGGGCAACATGGGTGGTCAAACAATTAACTACAATGGGCCAATCATCCAAAACATGAGTGCCATTGATACGCAATCAGGACTTCAGTTCTTGGCTAAAAATAAACAAGGCGTGTTTGCTGCTTACCAAAGCGCAAACCGCAGCATTCCAACTTCACGATAAGGCGAGATCATGTCAGTTCCAAATACATTTGCAACAGCGACCAGCGCAATACCGCTTGCCAATTTAGACGCAAACTTTCAGTATTACGACAATGCTTTTAGTATTGTTGGAACAGCTATGGAGGTCAACTATACGTTTCGATTAGAAGACCCAACTGACAACACCAAAAAGGCCGAGTTTGTGCTGAGTGGCATCACAACTGCAACGACACGCCAATATACATTGCCAAACGCAACTGGAACACTGGCAACACTTGCAAACACATCACAGACATTTACTGGTACAACATCATTTGTGCCAACAACTAACTCTGGAACAATTACGATTGGAGCAATTCCTCAAACCGGAACCATTACGGTTGACCGATCACAGGCAACGCACACATTGGATATTGCTGTTGGAGCAAGCGCAAGTGGAGTAACAAAAACAATAAATTTTGGAACTGCTGGTTTATCTGGTTCAATTACTAACATTACTTACGGTTCATCTGTAAGTGGCGCTACGGTAACGCATACATTTAATTCTGGCGCAACTCAAGTGCTTGTTAATGCAAATGGATTGACCGTTAACAGCGGAAATCTTGAAGTAAAGACTGGCCCAATCATTATGTATTGTCCAACGCCAACAACAATAAGTGGGACGGCAGCATTAACAAACGCAAACATTCAGGCGCAAATAATTAACACAACAGGTGCAGCCACTTATACGGTTACGCTTCCGCTTGGAACTGATCTGGAAACGCTCATCCCTTGGAGTGGTGTTGATCTTGGTTATGATTTTTATGTCATCAACACCAACACGGCAACCGTAACAATTGCCGCAAACACGGGCGTAACAACTCTTGGCCGAATGACTGTTACAACTAACATTTCTGGACAGTTTAGGATTCGCAGAACAGCGGCAGACACATTCATTGTTTACCGCATTAATTAAGGTTGCAAAATGAGCCTTCAAACAATTCTTTCTGTGGCTGAGTCTGTCAGCATTAATGACCACAAATTCGCTGGTCAAATGATGTCGAGGAATATGCGAATCAGCACCTCGGAAATTCTGACTGTGCAGCCATTTCAATTCAACATTAAACCAATGAATTATTTGTTGTACTCGCAAAACCGTGGGGTGCTTTCGACTTTGCGAGAGGCTGATCGAATTACTGAGCAGTACATGAATTTTGGTTCAACTGGCTGGCTGAACTACATCCGCTATCAAGGCGATATGACTCAGGCTCAAATCGTTGCTTGCCAAATTCAAACATCGTCTGCAAACAAGACTATTGTTCTTGGCTCTTTGCCAGCAATTAGTTCTGGCTCATTTATTGTCAAGGTTGGCGACTTCATTCAGATTGGTCGCTACTCGTACATTGCCACTGCAAACGTCACAAGAGGCGCTTTGACAACAGTTGACATTCCTGTCCACCGCACTCTTTTAAGTACCGTCACGGCTCCTGTAGCCGCTGTTATTGGTCAATTTGGAACTGTGACATTTGGGGCAACTGCGTACACTGGCGTGACATTCCCTGTTGTGCTGAGAGAGTATCCAATCTACACTCTTGTTCCAATGACAAACGACAGTTTTATACAATGGGACGGTCAATTTAGCGCCGTTGAGGTTGTGACATGAACGAAATTTTGCCTTTGGTCAATACAAATGTGGTTCGTTATGCGGACTTCTTTAAATTGACAACTCCGTCAGGCACTTATTATTTCTCAACAGCACCATACGATATTACTGTTGCTGGTATTGGGACATTTACGGCGCTTGGGCAACTTGTTCAAGTGAGTTCGGCGCAGCGAGACATTAAAAGCACAGCCAACGAAACAACAGTTACGCTGGTTGGCATTGATACTGCAAACCTTGGACTTGTGCTTAGTTCAAATATCAAAGGCTCACAGATTCAATTGTGGCATGGGTTTTTTAATAACAACAATCAGCTTTTGACATTAAGTTATGCAACTTGGATAAACAACAGTTCTTTGACGGTTGATTGGAAGAACAACCTTGAAACTGAAATTCCGTGGACTCTTGCTACTGGTGGCAACGGTCTTTATCAGTATTTCAATGGTTACGTCAACTCTTTCTCAATTTCTGAGCAATGGATGGAGGAAGCAAGGCAATACACTGGCGCTGTGACCTTGAGCGCATCCAGCTTTCAATTGATTTTGCAAAACAGAACTGCTGGACGCTACACCAACAACAACTCATGGCAATCTGTTAACCCCGGCGACACATCCATGAATCGGGTGAACTTCATTTCCACAATCAATTATGCGTTTGGCAAAGATGCGCCCTAATATTCGTCACGCATCTCCTTTTGATGTTTCTGCAATTGTTGAATTGCTTAGAGAATATCGTTCGCAAATGCCATATGGTTTTCTAAGTGATGCTGATGACGAACAATATGTTAGGCAAATGCTTGCCAACTTAATTGGTGGACAAGGTATTGTGCTGGTTGCTGAGACAGAGCAAATTGATGGGATGCTGATTGCTGGAGTGATGCCAAGTCTGTGGTCGCCAAAGCATTTTTTGTTGACTGAGTTTGCTTATTTTGTAAAACAAGAATGTCGCAATGGAACGTCAGGCTATCGGTTGCTTGCAAAGTATCTTGAGGAGGCCATTAAGATGAAAGAAGAAGGTCGTGTGACCAACTTCTTTATCAGTAAAATGGTCAACAGTCCCAACCTTGATTACGCTCGGTATGGATTTCAAAAACTTGAAGAATTTTGGGTGATCTAAATGCCGGGAACAATCATTGCACCATATTTGTTAGGCGCTGGAGCAAGTGCAGCGGCTTTGGCTGTAACAGCATTTGCAATTAACATTGTTGCTTCTACAATTATTAGCAAGGCATTTGCGCCAAACATTGATACTGGAAGTCAAAATCAAAATCAAAATCCCGGTAACAGGACGCAAGTACCTCCCGCTGGTGACAACAAATTGCCTGTCATTTACGGTTCGGCATATGTTGGTGGCATCATTACTGATTTAAGCATTACCAATGACAATCAAAACCTTTACTACGTTCTTACGCTTGCTGAAGTAACCAATACTGAAACGGGCGGCACACCAGACACTTTTACTTTTGGTGACATTTATTTTGGTGGAAAAAAATGTATTTTTGATGTGACAGACTTGACTAAGGTTGTTGCATTGCTTGACGAATCAACTGGCGTACAAGAAACAAATATCAACGGCAAGTTGTACATGTATCTTTATCGCAATGGCTCATCGTCTGGTGTTAATACTTCACAAACTGCTATTGAAGTAATGCAAAACTATCAATTGACATACCAATGGGATGCAACAAAATTAATGTCAAATTGTGCGTTTGCAATCATAAAAATTACATACAACGCAGACGCAAATTTAACTGGGATTCAGTCAACAAAATTTCAAATCACTAACAGCCGACATGCTCCCGGTGATTGCTTTAATGATTACTTAACATCGACTAGGTATGGCGCAGCAGTTCCCGTTACTGGAGTTGATACAGGCAGCTTGGCAGCGCTAAATACATACAGTGCTGGAGCGTACACATACACGCTATCTGGTGGCGGTACATCTACGCAAGCAAGATTTAGATTTGATGGAGTGCTTGATACAAACCAATCCATTATGTCTAACTTGCAAGCAATGGCTGCTTGCTGTGATTGTTTGCTGAAGTACAACGAAATTACAGGTCTTTGGGGCGTGATTGTTCAGTCGCCATCATATTCGTATGCAATGGATTTAAACGACTCAAACATTATTTCATCAATTCAAGTTACGCCATTGGACATGGTGTCAAGCTACAACATTGCTGAAGTTAAATTTCCTGATGGAACTGACAATGATTCCTTTAACACTGCTACATACAATTTAGCAGTCATTAACCCTGCTTTAATGTATCCCAATGAGCCTGTTAACAAGCAATCAATTTCATTGCCATTGGTAAATAACGGTGTTCGTGCACAGTATTTGGCAAACCGATTCCTTGAGGGTGGCCGTGAAGACTTGCAAGTCAAGTTGACCATCAATTATTCTGGCTTTCAACTTGAGGCTGGTGATCTTGTTACGGTTACAAACACCAACTATGGTTGGGCTGCAAAAGTGTTTCGAGTCAGTCAGGTTGTTGAAAACTTTGAAGAAGGTGGGCAATTAACAACATCATTGACGCTGATGGAATACAACCCTGCAATTTATGATGACATTCCAATCACGCAATTTACTCCAGCACCAAATACAGGAATTGGTTCGCCATTAACATTTGGTACGTTATATGCGCCATCAGTTACAAATATTCAAACATCTTCACCAATACCATCAATTGATGTTGCCGTAATTGCGGCAAGCAACGGAATTGTTCAATACGCAGAAGTGTATTATTCGGCTTTTTCTTCACCTACTGATGCTCAACGATTTTTTGCTGGCACGACAGCAATTAATCCAGCCGGAAATCCTTATGCGCCAAACGCATCAATGGGTTCTGTGAACATTACAAATTTGCCGCAAGGTGATTATTACTTCAGCGTCAAATACGTTAACAGTCTTGGTGCAAGCGGATTTTCAAGTTCTTCATCTGTTTTAAATTGGCGACCATTGACGTTTCAATACGAAAATAGATGGTTAGCTATTGCTTATGCCAATAATGCCACCGGTACATCTGGCTTTAGTTATGACCCTCGCAACAAAGCCTATTTTGGTTTGTATAACAATACAACAGCTAACGGCGGCACAGACCCAACGCTATACAAATGGTATTTGTCGCCAGTAAATTTTGGCGCAGTTAACGAAAATTATTTGTTATATGCAAATCGCAGCAACAGAAAATTTAGTTTTAACGTAGGTAACGCTGGATACGTCAATCTTGGCGGTGCTTTTGTACCAAGTCAAACATCCGTGTATGACTCAACAGTCTGGTCTGGCTTGCTTGATCCATCTGGCGGTGTGCAAAGTTTTATTGATTTGGACAAGTCTACAGGACAAGTTATTATTAATGGATATTCTAGTCAAAACCAAGATGATGGTTTTTTATCCATTAGCAACAATACAAATGGACAAATGCGAGTTAACTTGCAGCAGTTCTTGAATTTTGGAACAAATATCTATAGAAAGACTTTTAATGCAGCCACGTTGACTATTGATGTTTATGGTCGAGTTGTCGGGTTCTTAGAGCAAGACCAATTTTTCTATACAGAAACCGTCTACTCAGCCACTGCTGCACAAACGACATTCAGCAACACGCACACTGTTGGATGGATTTTGGTGTTCCGCAATGGCGTGTTGTTGGACACAACAGAGTATTCTGAAACGTCCACCACAGTGGTGATGAACAATGCTTGCGCGGCTGGAGAGGTTGTCGTAATTTTTTATATGCGCGGTGTAAGCACAGCTTTGTCGTATGTTCAAACAAACATGACTATTGCGTCAAGCACCACCAACACCATCACATACAACAATGCTCCGTGGCAAATTATTAACGTAGGTGACAACCTGACTTTTACGGACACAGGAACACCAACGCAATACACCGTCCAAAGCATAAACACCACAACAAAGGTCATTACCTTTACCGCAACAATTGCAGGGGCAACGGCTGGCAATCAAGTGTTTATTGCTCGGGCGGCTGGTTTAAGTTATGCGCCTTTTAGTCGGTACACGGCAACCCTTACTGATGCAACAACATACACGCCAACAACATGGGCCATTCAAAACGGCGCTGAATCAATCTTTGTCAATGGCATTCAAATCAATGAGATTGATTACAACATCACTGGCTTGGCAATTGATGGGTTTCCTGCGCCATTGACCGGCAACATGACAATCATTATGTATGCGCCAAACAATTTGAACGTGCCAGCGTCTAACGTGGTAAACGTCACAGCCTACTCAACGGCTGGTCAAACAACATATCCGTTTATAAGCAATCCGTTGTCGTTTGAACTTTATGCAAACGGCGCTTTGCTTGCTCAAGGTGCGTCATATGATTACACTGCGAGTTCAGTAAACTATATTTTGACAACAGCATTCAACAACAATTCAACTCTTTTCAATCAACAAACCTTTGCCCGTGATGGAGCCGCATAAATGACACAAGCATACAATCTTTCTCAACTGGCGAACAACCTTAATACATCTGGTCAACTTGATGCAACAGATGGATTAGTAAACTCAGTTCCAATTGCTAATGGCGGCACAGGTGCTTCAAGTGCAAGCGGCGCTGCTTTAAATTTAGTGGTTGAAATTGGAAAATTGCTATATCCAATTGGTTCTGTATACATTAATTCAATGTCTACAGTTAATCCTAGCGTTACACTTGGATTTGGTACTTGGGTAATTTTTGGCGCTGGTCGTGTTTTAGTGGGTTTAAATTCATCTGATCCATCTTTTGATGTTTTGGAAGAAACAGGCGGCAGTAAAGATTCTGTTGTTGTTAGTCACTCTCATTCAGGAGGAACCGATTCTGCTGGAACTCATGCACATGCCTTGAGTGGCATTGGCTATACATTTGTGGGTGGAAGTGGCGGTGTTGGTTTTGATTTCGGGTCATACTTATCAGGGCCAAACCCTACGCCAAGCATGGCAGATGCAGGCCACTACAATCACACCTTTACTACAAACTCTT